TTTAACATTAAGAATATGCGAAAATATATCGCTTAGAGTTAGTGATTCATTAAATTTCCCATTAACAAAAGAAGCCCTTATTAATAGTATATCTATATCAAGTGTTGAAACATTAAAAGAAATTGAAAACCTTAATTTACATGACTTCGGTATATACTTAGAGTTAGAACCAGAGGATGAAGAAAAAGCACAGTTAGAACAAAATATACAAATGTCATTACAAACAGGTAGTATAGACCTAGAAGATGCAATTGATTTACGTGAAATTAAAAACCTTAAACTAGCTAATCAGTCTTTAAAGTATAAAAGAAAGAAAAAGCTAGAAAGAGATCAAGCAAATCAACAAGCAAATATACAAGCACAGGCGCAAGCAAATGCTCAAAATACAGAAGCAGCCGCATTAGCGGAGGTACAAAAGCAACAAGCTTTGGCTCAAACAGAGATACAAATTTTACAATCTAAATCTCAATTTGAAATCCAAAGAATGCAACAAGAGATGTTGATTAAGAAACAATTAATGGCAGAGCAATTTAATTATGATTTACAATTAGCTCAAACGCAATTACAAGTTGCTCAACAAAAACAAACACAAGCAGAAGATCGTAAAGATCAAAGAACTAAAATTCAGGCAACGCAACAATCTGAATTAATAGATCAAAGAAAAAATAATTCTATGCCTAAGGATTTTGAATCCTCTTATGATGATTTAACAGGATTCGGAATGTAAGGAATTTTATTAACCAATTTTATAATATTATATCATGTCAGAACAAGTACAACAAGAAGGTTCATTTAAAATGCCTAAGAAAAAGGCTCCGCAAATGAAGAAATTAGATGCTCCGAGCACAATTTCAAAGGTAGATTTAACAATTAAACCAGTACATACCGATGCCGTTCAAGAGCAAAGCCCAAATGAAAGCGTGTTGGTCAATCAAGGACCCGAAGTGGGATTGCAAGAAGTGGGCAAAGGAAACGCCGTCAACGAAAATGCTGCCGCTAAAATTGATCACGAAGAAGAAGTAGTCGTAATTAACGAAATAACCGATGAAGAGGTTAACCGCGAGGTCGCTAAAATAGAAGAAACAGTTAGAAGTTACAACGAAGAAAAAACAAGTAAGCCATTACCGGAAAACATTGAAAAGCTAGTTAACTTTATGGAAGAAACTGGTGGAACTGTAGAAGACTATGTTAGATTAAATGCTGACTATTCTTCTGTAAATGGAGAAGCTTTATTAAAAGAATATTACAAAAAGTCAAGACCACATTTAGACGCCGAAGAGATTGAATTTCTAATGGAGGATAAATTTAGTTACGATGAAGACGAAGATGATGAGCGAGACATCAGAAAGAAAAAACTCGCATTTAAAGAAGAGGTTGCAAAAGCTAAAGGCTTTTTGGAAGAACTTAAAGGTAGATACTATGACGAAATTAAATTACGTCCAGGTGTTACCCAAGAACAACAAAAAGCAACAGACTTTTTCAATCGATACAAAGAAGAACAACAATCAGTTGAAACACAACATTCAAAGTTTAAGGATGATACTAAAAGTTTCTTCTCTCAAGAATTCAAAGGTTTTGATTTTAAAATGGGGGAAAAAAACTTTAGGTACGGAATTCAAAATTCTGAAGTTGTGGCTGATAAGCAATCAAATATTACCAACCTAATCAAGAAGTTCTTGAATGAAAAAGGGGAAGTTACAGATTTGAAAGGTTATCATAAAGCAATGTATGCTGCTGAAAACGTTGACACTATTGCAAATCATTTTTATGAGCAAGGTAAAGCTGATGCGATTAAAGATGTGATTGCTAAATCCAATAACATTGGGAATGCTCCTAGAGTAACTTCCGCTGGAGATGGATTTATAAATGGTTTTAAGGTTAAAGCAATAAATGGTGTTGATACTTCTAAGTTAAAAATACAACAAAAAAAATTTAACAATTAAAAATTAAGATTATGTCGAATGTGATTCCAAATTTCGGTTCAATTAAACCGTCACAAAAACAACAAGCGTTAGAAACAAATTACTTAAACTTCACAAATGGAAGTGGTAATGATTTCGCGCAACAATATTTACCTGAAGTATATGAAGCAGAAGTAGAACGTTACGGAAACAGAACTCTTTCTGGGTTCTTGCGTATGGTTGGTGCTGAAATGCCAATGTCTTCCGATCAAGTAGTTTGGTCTGAACAAAATAGATTACACATTGCTTACAAAGATGTTACTTGTGCTTCTGCTACAACTTTAACATTTGTAACTGGTGGAACTGGTGCTGCTTTTGTTAACAACGTTATTTCTGTTGGTCAAACTTTAGTAGTTATGAGTCCTTCTACTGGAAAAGAACTTAAAGTTTATGTTACTGCTTCTACTGCTGATGCTGCTACTGGAACTGGTGGAGCTACAAATCCTGCAGTTATTACTGTTAAACCTTATACTCAATTAGATTTGACTACTGGTGCAGGTAATACTGTAAACTTTGCTTCTGCAACTGATCTTAAGATCTTTGTATATGGTTCTGAATTTAAGAAAGGTACTACAGATTCTACTTTAAACTCTGTAACTCCTTCTTTCACTCAATATAGTAACTCTCCTATTATCATCAAAGAAAGATACCAAATCTCTGGCTCTGACACTGCTCAGATTGGATGGGTTGAGGTAGCTACTGAAGATGGTACATCTGGATTCTTATGGTATTTGAAAGCTGAGTCTGAAACAAGACTACGTTTTGAAGATTACTTAGAAATGTCTGTAATTGAAGGTGAATTAGTTTCTGGTGGTTCTACTTTAGCTAGTGGTAATAACATTAAAGGAACTCAGGGTCTTTTCTCTGCCGTTAAAGAAAGAGGTAATGTTGTAAATAACTTTACTGCTGCTTCAGGGTTATCTGATTTTGATTCAATCTTGAAAAACTTGGATACTCAAGGGGCTATTGAAGAAAACATGTTCTTCTTAAACAGAGCTACTTCTCTTGACTTTGACGATATGTTAGCTTCTTTATCTTCTGGCGCTGCTGGAGGTGTTGCTTACGGATTGTTTGAAAACTCTGAGCAAATGGCATTGAACTTAGGTTTCTCTGGATTTAGAAGAGGATCTTACGATTTCTACAAAACTGACTGGAAATATTTGAATGATGCTTCTACTCGTGGAGGTATGGCTAACACTTCAATTGATGGTATCTTGGTTCCTGCTGGAACTTCTACTGTATACGATCAACAATTAGGTACTAATATCCGTAGACCATTCTTACACGTTCGTTATAGAGCTTCTCAAGCTGACGATAGAAGAATGAAATCTTGGATCACTGGATCTGTTGGAGGTGCTTATACTTCTGATCTTGATGCAATGCAAGTACATTTCTTGTCTGAAAGATGTTTAGTTACTCAAGGGGCTAACAACTTCGTGTTGTTCACAGCTTCTGTATAACAAATTGGTAATATTGCCCCTGCTATTATGGTAGGGGCAAATATTACTTTTCTATTAAATTATTAAATTATATTATATTATGGCAATTGCTCAAAAACAAAAACAAAACCAACCAAAAGTAGTTACTAAGGTTGAAGTACAAGATTATATTGAAACAGTTAAAGAAACTGTTAAGGTTGAGACAACAAAAGAGTCTCCAAAAAATAACTGGGAAATCAAAGATAGGATTTACATTTTAAGCGAAAGTAACTTACCGTTAACTTTTACATTACAAGGTAAACACACGGCAAGATACCCATTGTTATGGTTTGATAAAAAAACTGGTGATCAGCAAGAATTAAGATATGCTACCAACCAAAATTCTCCGTTAGTATCGGAACAAAAAGGACAAGCAACATTAGGCCACATCATATTTGAGAATGGTATTTTGAATGTTCCTAAAGAAAAACAAAACTTACAAAAACTATTATCTATTTTTCACCCAGGATTAGGTATAAAATATACCGAATTTGACGCAAGTTTAGAAGCTGGAGATGATTTAGATTATTTAGAATTGGAAGTTGAAGCAATGAATGCGGCATTTAGTATGGATGTTGATGAAGCAGAAGCGATTGTAAGAGTAGAAGTTGGTTCTAGAGTCAATAAGATGAGTTCTAAGGAGATAAAAAGAGATTTGTTACTATTTGCTAGAAACAATCCTGCTTTGTTCTTAGAATTGGCTAATGACGATAATGTTCAACTTAGAAACATTGCGATTAGAGCAACTGAAATGAATATTATAAAACTATCACAAGATCACAGAACATTTATGTGGGGAGAGAATGATAGAAAATTAATGACGGTGCCATTTGATGAGAATCCATATTCTGCAATGGCTGCATTTTTTAAGACTGATGAAGGTATTCAAATTTACCAGTCTATAGAGAAAAAACTTAAATAATACGTAATACTAATATATAGGCGGTAGCTACGGTTACCGCCTTAATATTATAATAAAGATAGCAAATGGCAGTAAATGTAGATATAGTTTATAGAACTGTTTTATTAATTCTTAATAAAGAACAAAGAGGTTATTTAACCCCTGACGAATTTAATAAAACCGCGGCTCAAGTTCAATTAGAAATATTTAATGAATATTTTGAGGACCTTACACAACAAATAAGAGTACCTAGGAATGACAGTGAATATAGTGATAGAGTAAAAAACTTACAACAAAAAATTGCAATCTTCCAAACAGATGGAGCTTGTCTACCTACAATAGGTGGATTTAATATTCCAGCAGTAACTGATTTTTATAAATTAGGTACTGTAATATATAATGATGACAAAGAAATTCAATATGTTCAACCAAATGAACTATTAGAATTAAACTTATCTCCAATTACTAAACCTTCACAGTATTGGCCAGTATACACTTATAAAGACTTTATAATTAAAGTATACCCAACAACAATAACTACTGGAATTACTTGTACATATATTAGGAAACCGGCTAATCCTATATGGAATTTTACTTTAGGCGCAAATTACCAATATGTATATGCTCCAACTACTTCAGTACAATTTGATTTACACCCTACAGAACAAACTAATATAATAACTAAAATATTACTTTATTCTGGTATAATTATTAAAGACCCACAAATTGTACAAATTGCAGCGCAACAACTACAATCAGAAACTATTAATTCAAAAAGCTAATAAAAGATGCCGATACCTAACGACGGATTAATTACCGAAACAAATAGACAATATTACGAAGGGGCTCAGGGATTTCAGGTAGTAAATAAAAATACTTCTGGAGTAGGACCTCCGCAGCCAACTGATAGTTTTACAACAACATTTAATACAGATTTAATATTTGGAAGCGACGATCCAAACGATCCTAATTATGCTTTAAATAACTTTAAACTTTACTTAAGTTCTACTGGATTTCCTGGAAGTTTTCAAGAGGTACTTGGAACTGGGCTTGTTGAATATAATGTTATTGGGAATACAATATACAACGTAAACCCAATATACTGGTCTATAGGGGATTATGTTGTTGTTCAATTAAAAACCTTAGACGGTGGTAATTATGGCAACCCTTTAACCCCTGGTAGTTATGCTTATGGCGATACTGTTGAAAAGAATTATGGGGGATATTCATACTTAACTTTAAATGACGTTATAAATAACTTTATGGTGGCCTACGTGGGCGAAGGGAAATTAATACCTTCTGTAAAAAGAACGGATGTTATATTCCACGCAAAACGCAGCATGCAAGAATTTAGTTATGATACGTTAAAAAGTATTAAGTCAGTTGAACTAAATATACCTCCAAGTTTAAGCATCGTATTACCTCAAGACTATGTTAACTATGTAAAAGTATCCTGGATTGATCAATCTGGTGTAAAACATCCAATGTACCCAACTAATAATTTAACCATCTCCCCTTATGAAAAC